CGCCGCCGTGCTGGAATCCGCACTGGTCTGGCCCGATGGCATCGCCGCTGGCGACAAGGCCGCGGCCACCGCCGACCTCGTGTCCAACCGTATCACAATGCTGCAGGGAGCCTGATCGTGGAGCCGACGCTTATCGACACCGAATTCAACTGGCCGTACACCGCCCAGGATCTGGCCGCCGCGATCAATCGGCGCCAGAACGACTACGGCATGATCACCAACATGGGGCTGTTCGGCGACGCCGACCCGCTTGCCACCGGGTACGCCCGGATCAGCTATGCCGATGGCCGGTTCTTCGTGCTTGCCGCCGAGGTTCCGGACGGAACCCCCAACGTCCTCGGCGATGACGATGAGAAGGTCTACATCGTCAAGATGCCGCACTTCCCGGTCCAAGACAGGGTCACGGTTGCCGACGTCCAGGATCGCGTCATGCCGGGTGGGTCGAACGTCCTGGAAACCCTTGAGGGCGTGGTCGACAGAAAGCTGACCAAGATTTACCGCAGCCACGAGATCACATGGGAGTATCTCCGGGTCGGCGCCTTGTTCGGCAAGATTCGCGACGGCAAGGGTCGGGTTTTGCTTGACCTTCACGCGACGTTCGAGGTGCCGCAGAAGACGATCTATTTCGACTTCACCAATCCCAACCTGGCGGTCCAGGATCTGTGTTGGGAGGTGTCCCGACACATGGAAGACAATGCCCAGGGCGAATCCTGGACCGATGTCGAGGTCCCGGTCAGTCGCGAGTTCATGAGCAAACTGGTCCAGCATCCGAACGTGCGCGATGTCTTCAGCGGATGGGCTGCGTCGGAAGCGCGGAACGGCGGGGATGCTCGGCGCGCATTCCCGTTCGGTGGGTTGGTCTTCAAGGAGTACAACGGCGTCGCGCCCCTGCTGGATGGTACGTCGGCGCGGTTCATCCCGGCGAACGAGGGTGTGGCCGTGCCCATCGGAACCACCGAAACCTTCGCGGAGTTCGACGGGCCGGCCCATCACATCGCCCGGGCGAACCGACCGCCGGACACCAAGGTTTTCGTTACCCAGGAGGTGATGAAGCACGGCCGTGGCGTCGAGATCGTGACTCAGAGCAACACGCTCCCGGTCCTGACCCGTCCGGAACTGGCGGTGCGCGTTGTGGGAGCCGCAGAATGAGGGTCGTTGTAGCCGCGCCCCAGGTCGAGATCGCCGGCAAGCAGTACGGCAAGGGCTTCCCGCTCGACCTGGACGAGGCCACGGCCAAGGCCCTCATCGACGACGGCAAGGTCCGGAAGGCCCCAGCCAAGTCTTCCAAACCGGCGAAGCCCACCCCCTGATCCGTGCCGGATTTCGACCGTCTCGCGGGCAAGCTGCAGCGCTCGACGCAGCGCCGCGCGTCCATCCCCATCGTCTACAGCCGGGCGGGAACCATCCTGCCCGGCGTCACCACAGGCGTGTTCCAGCGCGAGTGGATGCCGCTGACCTTCAGCGTCGACGAGGTCCCGAGCACCGCACCCATGATCGAAGTCAATCTGGAGGACTTCGGATCCGACGCCCCGGAGCGCTCGGATGAAGTGTCGATCCGGAACGGTGCGGAGGTGTTCAAGGTCGCTGACGTGCGGCCGGACGGCTATGGCAGCGCCAAGCTGGTGCTGCGCCTGCCGGAGGACCCGATGTGACCCCGGATCCGCTTCAGCGCATGTGCTCTGATATCGCGGAGCGGCTCCAGACGGCCGCGATCATAACCGACGCTGCCGCCGCCATCGCACCAGTCGACGATCCGCTGTTCAAGACGTCCGGCAAGGTGGTCGTCGAGATCCACCCGGTGGAGAGCACCGAGGAGTTCGAAATCAATGGCCCGCCGATCGCCGACGAGGCCGAGCACGCCGTGGCCATCATCCTGCTGGCCGCCTCTGAGAAGTGGGTCGACCTGCTGTTTGCCAAGGTCGCCGAGATCCGGCGCCTGATCCTATCCGACCGGTCCCTTTGGCGACCGCTGCACCGCGTGCCGATCCGCTCCGAGACCGCGCGCGCGGAGACCCGGGACGGCGGCGAACGCCCGGTCACCCGGGTTGTGCTGCGCCTTACGTGGCGGGAGGCCACTGACTACAGCGTCGATGACCCGGACCTGACCGGGATCACCGTGTCGCTGCAAGCCCCGTTCAACCGCTTTGCCCTCACCATCGACCTGCCCGAGGAGGCTTGACATGCACAACATGCTCCACGTGCGGCCGGCTGAGGGGTGCACGATCCTGCACCCGGAGACCAGCCGCCCAATCCCCGCCAAAGGCCAGCGTGTCCCGGCGCATCCGGATATCCGCCGGGCCCTCGCCCGCGGCGACCTGGAGTCCGTCGAAGACCCGCCTGTCAGGACGTCCACCAAGGCGTCTCACGAGAAGGAGAGCTAGGCCATGAGTGCCATCGCGTTCAGCCTGATCCAGGACAGCACCCGCGTCCCTCTGTTCTATGTCGAGGCCGACAACAGCCAGGCCAACTTCTTCCAGATCAACCAGCGCACACTGGTGATCGGCCAGATGCTGGCCGCCGGCTCGGCGACGGCCGGCGTGCCGATCCTCACACAGAGTGCCGGCGGGAACACGGAACTGTTCGGTGCGGGCTCGATGTTGGCCGACATGCTGGCCACCTACCGGCGCAACGACAGTTTCGGCGAGGTCTGGGCCCTGCCACTGGAGGACGATGCGGCCGGGGTCGCGGCGAGCAGCACGGTGACCTTCACGGGCCCGGCGACCGCGGCGGGCACGATCGCGCTCTATATCGCGGGCATTCGCGTGCGCACCGGCGTGGCGAGCGGCGACGATGCGACGGCGATCGCCGCCGCCGTCGCGGCGGCCGTCAACGCGGCGACCACCGCCGTGACGGCGGGGTCTGCGCTCGGCGTCGTCACCCTGACCGCGCGGCACAAGGGCGAAGCCGGCAATGACATCGATGTCCGCGTGAACCACTACGGTGAAGCCGGCGGCGAACGTCTGCCGACCGGGGTCGGGGCGGCCATCGTGGCGATGGCCGGCGGTGCGACCAACCCGGACCTGGCGGCCCCGCTTGCCGCCCTCGGTGACGAACCCTTCGACTTCGTGGTGCTGCCCTACACCGACACCCCGTCGCTGGAAGCTGTCGAGGCGGAATGGGGCGATGCGACCGGCCGATGGTCCCCCAACCGCCAGGTCTATGGTCACGTCTTCGCCGTGCGGCGCGGCACGGTCGGGACCCTGCTGACCTTCGGGGCGGGGCGGAACGATCCGCACGTCTCGGTCATCGGCTATGACGGCAGCCCGAGCGCGCCCTGGCAATGGGCGGCTGCACTCGCGGGTGCCGTCGCGCCGGCGTGTCGTAACGATCCGGCACGCCCGTTCCAGACCCTGGAGATGCGCGGGATCATGGCGCCGGCGCTGCCCGACCGCCCGACGCTGAGCGAGCGGAACAGCCTGCTCTTTGGCGGCATCACCACCTGGACCGTGAACGTCGATGCGGTCCGGGTCGAGCGCGTCATCACCACCTATCGGGTCAACGCCTTCGGCGATCCGGATGGCTCGTATCTGGACTACAACACGCTCGCCACGCTGACCGAGGTGTTCCGGCGCCTGCGCCAGCGGATCACCTCGAAGTTCCCGCGGGTCAAGCTCGCCAATGACGGCGAGCCGGTGCGGCCCGGGTCGGCCACCATCACCCCCGGTATCGCCCGGGCAGAGATGGTCGCGCTCTATGCCGAGATGCAGGAGCAGGGTCTGGTCGAGAACATGGAGGCCTTCCGCGCCCATCTGATCGTCCAGCGCAACGCCGACGATCCGAACCGGCTCGACGTTCTGTTCCCGCCGGATCTCGTCAACCAGCTCCGCATCTTCGCGGTGCTGGCTCAGTTCCGTCTGCAATACGCCGCCTAACGGGAGGATCCCATGGCAGGAGCCAAGATCGGTGGCATCGCCACCCTCTATGTCGACGGCGCGACCTTCCAGGTCCGCGGCGACTTCACCTATCGCGCCCACACGATCAACCGGGAGACGGTCACCGGCGTGGATGCCGTGCACGGGTTCAAGGAAAGCCCGACCGCGGGCTTCATCGCCGCCTCGATCAGCGATCTCGGGTCCCTGACCCAGGCGCAGTTGAACAAGATGATCGATGTCACCGTGGTCGCCGAGTTGAACAACGGCAAGCGCGTGACCGGCCGCAACATGTGGCAGGTCGGCGAGTTGGAGACCAACGCCGTCGAGGGCCAGCTGACCGTCCGTTGGGAAGGGGCTGAGGTGATCGAGGAGACCGCAGGATGAACAAGACGATCGACACGTTCAAACTGCGCACCCCGATCAAAGCCCCGAACGGGGATCCGTTGCCCAGTCTGGCGCTGCGCGAGCCGACGGCCCGGGACATCCGTGAACTTGGCTTGCCCTACACCGTCGAGGCTGGCCTTGGCGGACAGGGCGGCGGCATGCGCTTCGACACGCAGGTCATTGCCCGCTACATCGAGCGTCTTGGCGGGGTCACAATGACCGATATCGACACCCTGCACCCGCTCGACTTCAACGACATCGTGCAGGCGGTGGTCGCTTTTTTCGGTGGCTCGGAGGCGAAGACGGAGGAGGAGACGTCCTCGACCGGTACTTTGACGTCGTCATCGTCCTCCGCGATCGCAGCGTCCTCGACCTGAGCGTCAGCGAGATGCTTTTCCTCGAGAACGGTCTGGCCGGCGCGCTCGAGCGCCAGGCCGAGGCACTGGCGGACGCCGAGTCCTAAGACATGGCGACCCGTAGACCCGCACGGCTGCGCGCCGTCATCGCCGTTGCCGATCGCGCGGTGCGGCCCCTGCGCCGCATCCAGCGCCAGTTCCGCCAGAGCGTGGTGGAGCCGGCCGCCCTGGCGAAGGCCCGGTTCGGGGCGCTTGGCCGGGATGTCGGCTTGGTGCAGGTCGCCCGCAGTGTGTCGGTGGTGGCGCAGCGCACCCAGGGGCTCGCCCGGGCGGCTCTGCGGGCGGCTGGCGCCGTCGGCTTGATCGGCGGTGGCGCGTCGGTCGCCGGGCTGGCTGCCCTGACCCACGGGCATGCCGCGGCGTCGGCCGAGATCCGGGACACGTCGACCCGGCTCGGTGTCATGGCCGATCAACTTGTCGGCATGCGCTATGCCGCCGAGCAAGCCGGAGCCGGCGCCCAGACCATGGATATGGCGGTGCAGCGTTTGAACCGTCGCCTTCAGGACGCGTCGACCGGCAAGAACAAAGAGGTCGCGGCCCTGTTCCGCCGCCTTGGTATCGAGATCCACGATGCCAACGGCAGGGTCCGCAGCGCGGCTGACGTCATGCCGGAACTGGCCGCCGCCTTCGCCCAAAACGAAAACGCGGCCTTGCGGACCAAGATGGCGTTTACGCTGTTCGACAGCGAAGGCGTCCGGCTCATCCCGACCCTGGCGCAGGGCCGAGTCGAGTTCGAGCGGATGACGGCGGAAGGCCAGCGCCTGTCCGGGATGACCGATGAACTGGCTGAACGAGGCGGCGAGCTCGCCGACCGCCTGACGCGCCTGGCTTGGTCGGCACGCGGCCTTAGCAATGTGGTGGCGGACCGGCTCTTGCCGGTGTTGGGGCCACTGCTCGACCGCATGTCCGAGTGGACCGTGGCGAACCGCGAGGTGATCGCCAGCCGGGTTGCCGGCGCCGTCGAGCGGGTGGCTGCGGCGGTCGAGAAGGTCGATTTCGCGAAGATCGTCGGTGGTGCCGAGGCGGCGTTCGGGGTTCTCGGCAATCTCGTTGACATGGTTGGTGGAGCGGAGAATGCGCTGCTCGGGTTGGCGGCTCTCGCGTTCGCGCCGGCGATTGCCCAGGTCGGGACCTTCGCTATCAGTGTGCTCGGTCTCGCCGGTAACCTGACCCGCCTCACGCTGTCCACGTTGACCGTGGCCCGGACCCTTGTCGCGATGACGGGTGGGGTGCGATTGCTCGCCGGTGCGCTCGGATTGGTGCGGACGGCGTTCACCACACTGGTCGCGTTCTTCGCCGCCACCCCATTCGGCATCGCCATGGCCGCGGTCACCGCGCTCGCCGGCGGCGTCTACCTGATCTATCGGAACTAGGATGGCGTCGTGAGCTATTTCAGCCAGCTTGCCGACAAGCTCGGTAACGGGCTGTCGGCAGCCGCTGACCTTGTGATGGGACTGGTGACGGGTGACTTTGCCCGGGCCGCCGACGGACTGGGCGGCGCGTTCGACGGTGTGAAGGCGCTTTGGCAGATGCCGATGGACGCCGCGGTCGGGATTGTGCGCGCGACCGTGGGCGAACTCGACGGCATCTTCGGCACGTCCATGCTACCGGCCGTGAACCGGATCTTCTCCGTCTTCGACGACGGCCCGAACCTGTGGCAGGTGCCGCTGGACGCCGCGAAGGATGTGATCGCGGGTCTCGCGTCCGGCGTGCTGGGGCTGGTCAACGGAGACCTAGCCGCGGCCTCGGCGGGGTTCGGCCGGATCTTCGATGGGGTGGCCTCCCTGTGGCAATTGCCGATGGATCTGGCGACCGGCGTCGTGCGCGGTATCGCGCGCACCATCGACGGGATTTTCGACACCTCCCTGGCGCCGGCGTTCGATCGGGTTCT